CGAACGATCAAGAGGACCAATCCGGCCATGAATAAGGCGTTATCAAAATCGAGTGACGCCGGGGCCGGATTGGGTCGCTCGCCTGTTCGGCGTGTTTGTTTTCTTTGCGGTGCTCGCGTCCGCAATCAGAACCCATCCCCAAAAATCAACACATGCTCGCCCGAATGCACGCGAGCGAAAAAAGCGGGGCGAACCCGCGAGGAGCAACTGAAATATGAAATGGAACTTGATGCCGTATATTGAGCCTGATCCGTGGCAACCGTGGTTTGCGTGGTATCCGGTGCAGACCGAAGACCACCTTGTCTGGATGGAGTGGATCGAACGTAAAGAGACTACCGGATGCGCTATGGATTCCAGCCATACAGACCGCGAATATCGTCTGCCGAACACGCAATTAACCAATCCACCGGAGAAGTGAAAAAATGAACAATCGACGTAAGTCCCACAGGACCAAAGAGGAACGCGAGAGGGCATCGGAAAGCTCACGGAAGGGATGGGTCACGAAACGAATCAACGGAACCGACAAGTGGGGAGACCGAGAAGAGGAACCCCACCGGGTGCCATTCGGCCAATTCCTCGGAACCCTGCAATGGCATGGGATCGACGGCGAGGTAAAGAGGTTGCGGGTAAGTCAGGGGAAACGGTCAAATTCAATCCGAGTCGCCGATATGGATCGGGACATGGGATTTGACGAGCTTTTTGCAAAGATGCGGCAAGTTCTCTCTCGAAAAAAAGTTATGCCAGAAAGACAGCGATTGACAGACGACCGCTGCCAAGGTATTTACCCATCTTAACCGCGGGGTAGTTCAGCCAGGTAGAACGACTGACTCATAATCAGTAGGTCGTTGGTTCGAATCCAACTCCCGCCACCATTCACCATGACCAGATGATTCCACAGGGCGCGAATAACCAGGTTGAGAATCTGGAAGAAAAACTCCCACCCACAAGAGGAGAGGGTTCCAGCAAGCCGAGGATGCCGTTTCGGTCGGCCCTCAAGTTGACTCGGGATCAGGAGGACGAACTGGTATCGCATGCCCTCAATCGCATCGACCAGATCGAGAAGCAGCTTGGCAAGCATGTAGGCTCCGAGGGCTCCGAGCAGGGCGAGTTCTCAGTGACTTGCGACCAGAAAAGCCACTTTGGCAAGCGTCAGCGATACACGGCCAGATATTACAATCACGTCGAAGATCGGGCGGTGAAGGGCACGGTCTTTGAACACTCCAATGTGACCGCGAGCCTTTCCCAACGCATCACGGCGCAGATGATTGCCAAGAGCTCGACCTTTTTCTTCGGGCAGCCGGACGATACGGAATGGTTCACCGCCGAGGGAATCGGCATTGAGGACGCGACCTTGGCGGATAAAGTGAAAAAATACGCCCGCTTCGTCGTCAACGAATGCGACATCAAGGGCCGGCACATTCAGGCCAATGAATTCGCCTGGGTACGGGGGGAATCGGTCATTAAGACGGTGCACCGGGAGCAATTTCAGGTTTTCCAGCGCACGGCCACGATCCTGGTGGAAAGCGAAGACCCCAAGAGCGAACCAATTCTTGACGCCTATGGCGATTACATTGTGTCTGGTGATGCCGTTATTGATGAGATGGCGGAAACTCCCGTCGATGCCCTCAATCTCGAGCAGGCTCCGATTCAGATCGAGCAAAATGAGGCCGCCACGGCGGAGTTGCCGGATGGGGTTGCCCCGACGCCGGCTGCCGAAGCCGCGCAGGCGACGATGTTGGTGCCGACGGGAAATAAGCTACTCAAGCGCGATGGAGTTACCCCCATCCCACAAAATCCCGTTTACCGCACGGAGGTTATCACGAAGAAACTGGTGACTTTCGAGGGGCCTGATTCGCGGATTTGCTATTATTTGGATTTTCTGGCCCCGATTGATGCTTCTGGGATTCAGCCAGGGGAGGCGGATTTGATTGCCCATCTCTATGACAAATCGGTCATGGACGTGGCGCAAATGTTTGCTGGCCAATATGCCGAAGGCGACGATGGCGTGGCCGACTTTCAGGCCGCTGTCACGCTCTTGCGAGACATGCTCGCGGAAACCGCCCAGGCCAAGAGTGCCGAAGGCCAGCCGCGAGCGGATTTCCAAGAGCAGGATACCGACGCCAGCCGGGCGAACCCCCGGGTGCAACTGGCCGAGTGCTGGATGACATACGACGCCAATGGCGACGGCTTCCAAGAGGAAATTCTCCTCATTGTCGATCGCCGCCGCCGAGCCCCGGTTTTCTATGAGTACACCGGCAATGTGACCTTGCGCGGCCTGCGGCCTTTTGAGGTTGTTTCGCCTATGACGGTCGATGGCCGGTGGTGGGGCATGGGCGCGATGGAGTATTTTGACCCTGAGCAGGAATTTATTGATCTCCAAATCAACCGGAAAAACTTCCGCGATGGCGGCAGTGGCAGGATTACCTTTTGGGCGCCCTGGGCCACGATGGAAGGCCAGCGGGACCGCCGGCTGAAATGCAATAATGGCCAAACCTACACTCTCCGGGAGGGCTACAAGGCCGAGCAGGCCCTCACCTACATTACCCTGCCGGATGATACCAGCGACTTGAAGGAGATGATTGACCTCTTTGCCCAGTTCATGCAGGTGAAAAGCGGCGTCCTCACCGGAGCGGACCGCAGCATTGCCGGCCTGCCATCAAGCGAAACCCTGGGCGAGGAACAAATGATCTCCGAGAGTGGCGACGAGCTTTTTGGGATGTTCCTGATTCGGCTCCATCGTGGACTGAGCCGCGCCCTGGCCGCCGTGGTCGATGTGGCCTTCGCGCAACTCAATCAAAAGAAGGTTTTCACTTTCTTCAATGGTCAGGGCTTGGACGTGCTTGAACTCACCCCCGACGACGTGCGCGACCTCGGCATGAATGTCCGATTCTCGATCACCCGGACCCGCGACCGGCAGATTCTCCAGTCTGGCAACGTGGCGGATGCCGTCATTGATGGATTCTACAACCGGCCGCTGCCTCTCCAAGAGCGCACGGCCATCTACGCTCAATCTCGCCTCAAGGCCCTCAAAGTGCCCCAGCCGGATACGATCATCATGCCCACGGACCCGGCTTCTTATATGCCGCCGCCGCCGCCGGCGGGGTAAAAACCTTCCCACCTCTCTATGTATAAAGGAAAAGTAAAATGGTTCAACGACGCCAAGGGTTTTGGCTTCCTTGAAAGCACGGAACTCAACAAGGACGTGTTTTGTCACTTTGGAGCGATTCAAGGCAACGGACACAAATCACTCACCGAAGGCCAAGCGGTTGAATTCGAGTGCGAGGCCAGCCCGAAGGGGATCAAGGCCACGAAGGTCTTTCTGGTGGAAGAAGGACTCACGCGGAGACGCGGAGACGCGGAGGAGGAAGAAAGAACATGACTACAGAAATCTCAAATCTCGAATCTCAAATCTCAAATTCCACCGCCAAGGCGGCGGACGACCTTGAGCACATCCGCATGTTGAAACACAACCGGCATTTCACCGGCTATTTTATGCGGCGATTGATGGAACGCATTGCCTCCCGGGAAAAAATCATCCTCGATCCCGAGACCTCGCCCGAGGCCACCACGCTGGAAAAGAAGATCGTCCAGGCCCTCAAAGACGATGTTCTCAACCTGCTGGAAGATGATGAAATTGGGTGCGAGAGCTTGCTGGGGCAGGGGGACTAGCGGAGCATTTCAATGCTGTATTGGCCGTCTTTTTTCATGACTCTCACCATATCAAATGCGGTTCTCCCATCAGCGAAGGTGTATCTGTAAGACAGCAAAAAGAACTCTTCGGTGTCTGGACGCTCAGAGAGATTTGTCCGTTGTGCAGATACGACTTCGCGATAGGTTGCTGGACCGTAGTCAGATCGTTTCTCAAGAATCTTCTTGAAGTCATCGATCCTGAGTTTTTTTAATTCTGAGCGTGTTCCTTTCCAATAGGGAGGAGTCAGGTTCATTTTTTCCGCTGCCTCGTTGAAATCCCGAGCGTAAACGTCGTCGAGAAACTCTGTAGAAAATTGCACCGCCCCATCAATATCTGCATCTGCCGGAGTGGGGGAAGGTGTGGCGACTGCCGTCGGCTTTGAATTTGGATTTACAACCTGGGCAAGGGCAGGAACGGCGAGGAGGAGGGAAAGAATGATGGGAAATAACGTCTTCATACCCTCTTAAGACGTTTCACGGGGGGATTCGTCAACCAGTTTTTTTAAAGCGGGAACTTTTTATTTGCCCAGTCCCGTCTCTTGGCACAACCGGATTCAGGCTTTAGCCTTCCAGTTTCTTTATCGTGGCAGGGGAGGCCGAGGGCTTTGGCAATGGGGCCCGCGATGCGTTCGAGTTGGTCGCCGAGGCCGATTCGCTCGGCTCGGGCGAAGAGTTCTTTGGCATATCGTTTATTGTTCTCCCCGGAGGCAATACACTTTTCGCAGGTTTTTGCAGAGGGCCTACCACCGTATAGATTGAGACTGCATATCACCTTCGCCGTGGGGGTCCTGTGTTCGCAAATCATGGATCCGGCGTGAATGTCGCGGTCATTGAACTGGACGAGCTATTGGTATATCCGGCATTGTATCTCCAACCTGGGCTCCATGTTCCATGAGATGTCAAAGCATTGCCATCAACGGTTAAGCTTGTGGTTGTTGGATACCCCGTCCCCCCAGAACTACCAGAAGAGACTGAGTCAGCCGTTCCAGCAAACTCCGCGTAATACTCCCAAAGACTCGTCCCTGTATTGTAATATGCGGACAACTGAACACTTACGCTCATATTCGCATTATAGTTGTACGTCCTACTGACAGAAGAAGAAGTATTATATGTTACACTGGCCAGAAACGTCCCACTGACAGAATGAGAGCACCCCGAAGCATGTCCACTACTACTTCCAGATCCATCTGCCGTCGATACATTACCCGCCGTATCACTTTCAGATGACGAGCTTGCCCCTGAAAGAGCCCACGTCCCTCCGTTGTAGTAGTCGAAGAACTCCGTCTCCGTAATTGAAAATACATTTTCTCCTGTCGGAACGCTTTCAGTAACGCAGTCAATGCAGCAACACGGATTTGTCTCGCTGCCAGCAAGCACCCAAGAAACTTTGATAGCCATAATTATGCGTCGTCCAGTTTGAGGATGGTGATCTCCCCGTTATCGCAAGTAACGACATCTGCCGCATTGTAGAGCGGTCCCGGACTGTCGTCTTCGATTTTCGGATACCCTTCAGTGTTTAGGCTCAGGACTTTAGCCGCCCAATGCGTACCGTTTTGCCCCATCCAATATATCTTGCGCCAATCCACATCGACGATGTTCGGAGCTGTGTGATCCCACACCAGAACCTTGGCTTTTTGTCCAATCCCTGTGCTGGAGTCCATCCAGGTGATCTCTTTTTTCCTATTAACACCTGGGACGTTATTCCAAAAGAGCATATCCGCCGTGATGGCGCCCCCATCATCTCGTAGATAGGTGACTGGCTCCTTTATATCCCCGATTACCTCTGAGTTGAGAACAGTCACTGTTTCCATCCACCCGTCCCGATTTATCAAGTTCGCTGTCGTGATATTTGCCAAGAGTGCCTCAATAGCGTCAATTCGCAATCCCAAGGCATCAATGAGAGCAGTGAGGGCAGCACGAAGGATTTCTATGGCTGCCGCAATGGCCTCTTCGATAAGTGGCAATATCTCCGAGATGAACTCGAATAGTGCCATGATGGAGTTGACGATCAATGCGGCCAACAGACTCATCAAAGCTCCAACTGCGGTAAATACGAGATTCGCGATGGTCTGCAATAATGCTCCTATGTCTGGTGCGGGGAAGGTGGTCAGAGCAACCCATGTCGTACCGTTAACATCAAAGGGCACCCTGAATATGGTATTTGAACTTGGAACTCCCTCGACTTGTCGGAAAATCACGTACACGATCCCAATTCCCTCGTTGTAGATGTAGTCTCCATTGTGCGGAGCGGGAGCGTCTGTGGCGGAAAAATAGGCTTCCAGTGTGCCTGGAATTCCCGTGGCGCGGGAGGCGAGTTCCGCCGTTGTGGCGGCTTCAATGTTCCCAAACAGGTCGGACACGTCATTAATAACTGTTCCGACCAATGTTGTTATTGTGGCTTTGCTTGGAGCGGACCCACCGTTAAGAACGTCTGTAAAATATCCTGCAAGCGTGGTGATGAATGAAGCTGAATCAGGGATGGATATGGAGCCTATGACTGATTGTAGAACGTCGGCGGCAATCGAGAATGGATCAGTGAGTGCTTCGATTAATCCAGTGACATTATGGAGTCGGGACCCCACATCCAATTCCACTCCCGCCTCGAAGGCGAGGACTTGATACCTGCGCCCGTCAATCCCGGTGATTTGCTTGGGAGAATAGGGGGCCAAGGCTTGGAGAAGCCGATCCAACACCCTCTTGCTCTCCGCCAGGGCAGAGAGGTTCTCGCCTTCCCGGTTGGCATCGTACTTCCCCTTGGGTCCGGGGGGCATTGGAGTTGCATTTTTGAAGCCCACTTTAAGAAAATTATGAAGGATGAATTATGAGGTATGAAGTGGGGCGCTTCGCGCCCGTGTGCCGCCTTCGGACGGGATTTTTCTGGATACTGAAGGCTTTTCTTTACCATGAAAGCGAAAAGCTGTCAAAAGCTGCTTGACGCCGCCGGGTTTTTCGTTTACTCGCTTGCCTATGCCGAAAGATCAGGGGCCTAGCTCCGACACCTCAGCAGATGAAGCCGTAACGACGGCGGACGGAACCGATGGCGTAGATTCGCCCGAGGCTCCCGCGTCCGAGACTCAACCCACGACGACCACCAAGCCCACCAGGGCGGTGGATGTGGAAGAGTATGAACGGGAATTGGCCGAGGCAATGAGCCCCGCGCCGGTAGCAGCCGAACCAGAGCAGGGGACACCCGCCGAGGAACAGACGCCACCGGATCCGGAGCAAACGCCCACCGAAAGCCAATCTGAGGAGCCAGAGGATCTTGATCCTGCCAACGAGGCAGGACCGACGAAGCAAAAGGAATTTCGACCCCGACTGGGAGGCATCAAGGATGACCGCCAAAAGGAAGCGATTCTCTTGGTGAGTCAACTGGGATCCGCCGGCGAGTCGATTTCGCTGACTGAGGCAGAAAACCGCATTGCGGCCAAGTATGGGGACTCCCCCAAGCCTGCCGAGGTCGCCGATCCTGACGCACCGGCCCCCCGCACCCTCGATATGGTGCAGGCTGAAATCGCCGCCAAAGAGCAGGAAGCCGACGAAGCCGCCGAACAGATCGACACGTCCGCCATGAACCGACTCAATAAGGAGCTCCGGGCCCTAGAGCGCGAACACTTCAAGCTGGAGCGCGAAGACGAAACATCGCAAATGTCTGCCCAAGAGCATGAAGACGCTAGTTTTCAGGCCGATGTCGATGCCAGCCAGAGCCGGGCCGTGGAGATTTACCCCGTAGTGGGGGAAAAAGACCACGCAATCCATGCCAAGGCCGATGAAATTTGGAAATCGATGGAATCCGAGGGGAATCCGCTGATTTTCGAGGCAAGTGCCCCTCTCAAAGTTTACCAAATGGCAGCCAACGACCTTGGCATTGCCCCGCGCATGGCTGGAGCATCTCCCGCCGCCGCAAATACCCGTTCAAATCTTTCCACACCCGCCGCTCCCAAAAAGCCGCAATCTGTCCAATCGACAGCAGTGCGTCGTCCGAACCCGTCGGTCTCTCTCCCTAGTGGAGGCGACCGCGCTACCCCAACCGGACCGCCTGCTTCGCCTGTGGAAAAAATCCACTCCGCCCATGATTACGACAAGCTCGTTGAGAGCATGCACGGCTAATCGCGGGTCATAGGAGTCTGCGCCGCCCATATTTGGACGGTCAGAGGGGAGAAATAGGGTGGTCCAAGTAAAAAAAGGACACCCAAATATGAAACATCCTCATCGCATTTTTGCGCTGTTGTTTTCGCTCATCGTGTTGTTTGCGATCAGCATCACCGCCGGCCCCGTGGCCGCCGGAATCGGGATGGGCGCCGCGCTGCTTTTCTGCGGCCTGGCCTCCATCATTAACCCATCGTATCGGCTCCACGCCTATGAAATCGCCGCCCCGAATACGGGCACTTCTCTCGCCACCATGGACCCGGACAGTGTTCGGACTCTCTGGCAGAAGGGAATTGATTTCTACGAGCAGAGCAATGACTTTTTCTCCGAAATGGAAGGCGGACCAAGTTCGCTTATTTGGGAAAAAAACGACCTCGCCGCCGGAGACGGTAGCAAGATCAAGTTCACGGTGGGATCTGGGTTCTATGACGAGCCGCACATCGGCGAAGAAGTCTTCGAGACCGAGGATGACTTCGAGCAATTCCTGATCGACTCGCATGAGTTGAACGTGGATTTCGCCCGGTGGGGAACTCGTTCGAGCCGCCGGATGGAGGAGATCATGGGAATGCGTGGAGAAATCGAGACCGGTTTCAACACCCAGCTTGGAGCCGCCCTTGGCCGCTACAAGACCGAGCAGCTTTTCATGATGTTTCGTGAAAACCTGCCCGCGGAGAACGTCATCTTTGCCGATGGCCTCACTCAGGACACCCTTGTGGCTTCGAGCACCTTGGATTGGGATGAAATCATCTCTCTCGGTGTGCAAATGAAGGGCAAGGGCGGAGAACCCGCCAAAGTGGGCAAGATGGCAAACGGAAAACCCATCTTCCGCAACGCTGTCATCGCCACCACGGATGCGTTGTTCTCGCTGGATCAGGACACGAACTACAAACAAGTGCTTCGTGAGACCATCAACCCGAAATTCGGCGATTTGCTCTTCGACGGTGGCTATGCCGCCCCGAAAGGCCACATCATCACCGAATACACGCCCATCGATCACGATGGCGAAGGAGCGATTGGCAGCCCGATGAACCCGCAAGCCCGTCTGGGCGTGGCCGTAGCCGCTGGCACGGCCGCCTTGGACATCTTCGGGGGAGGCAATGCGACCAGTGCGGCGAAAACTAAGAAGAAGTACTTCAAGTTCTTCCCGAACTACGCCTACCGCTTCCTGGGGAATACCCTGGCGAGTGCCGGCGGTGCCACCACCCTGGCACAAGACGGGTTGACTCACTACTTCCTCGTAGTGAACCCGCCAAATGCGGCCGTCGATCCCAATAAGATCGGTATGTACAGCTACACCACGGGCAACAACGGCAATAAGATCACCCTGACCGGACGCCTTGCGGCCAGTGTCGCCGGGATCGCCAATACCACCCTTGGCGGAGTCACCTGGGACGATGGCGTCTGGAGCGGCAAACACACCGCTGCGCACCCCGTCAACTCGCTGATCCTGCCTTGCAACGCCAAGGGCCAAGTGTTCGGCGATTCGCTCATGTTGGGCCGCCGGTCGGCCTACCGTGGCTATGGCATGTGGCGCAACAAACGGATGCAGGACAACAAAGAAGGCGGATTCCTTATGGAGCGCTACGTTGCCTCTGTGTTCGGCCAGGCTCTCCGCAAGGACCGCCTCCAACGTGTGCCCGCTGCTATGCGCATCCGGCATGCCATCAACTACGCCGGGCTCCCGCTGCCTGACGTGGTCTAAACCCGAAGTCAACCGATAACATCCCTGGGGGGGAAAGCCGGAGCAAGGCCAACATGGGCCAGCTCCGGCACTCCTTGCCCAGGCCACTTTCAAAAAACTCAACCCACCCAAATATGAAAACACCACTCGCCTTCGCGGTTGCCCTGGAAATCAAGAGCCGCTACCGCCGCCCCAACATCGGGAAATTTGTCCATGATGATCGCGTTTCTCGCCAGATTTGGCGCAAAGAGACCACTTCGGACATCTCCCGCCTGGCCGAGCTAACCAATGAGGCCTTAGACTTCCTCCGAGTGCTCAATGATTCCACCATCGTCTTGGTTGTGCTCGACGTAACCAATCACCTTCGGAGTGAGGGGGAAAGGGTGGAGAAACCCGCCCCGCCCGCAGAAGAAGAAGGACTCACGCGGAGACGCGGAGACGCGGAAGAGGAAGAAGAATTGACTGAGGAGGAGACCGAAACGGCCGAACTTGAAAAGATCCTCGACGAAGCACCCAAGCGCCGGAAGAAACTCCTCCGGCACTCGCAATCTGAATAACTCAGCACTTCCGTTTCATACTTCATACTTCATCCTTCATAATTTTCTTAAATGACGCTCCGCGAAATCTTTAATAATGTGGTAGCCCTCTTGGGGGTGAAGGACGCGGAGAAGTCCTCCCTCGCCATGCGGGCCGAAGCGTTTTCGGCGATCCGGGCGGCGCTCCAGCAGGTGCAGACCGCCGGGGAAGATTACTATGGTCGAGAGGAAGTGACCGTCGAGCTGGTGGCGGATACCGGATCCTACGCCTTGGCCAAGGAAGTGCAGACAGTGCTCGACCATCCGCGAATCGGGAGCCGGACACTGAAGAAGCTCACCAGCCGATCCCGCTATGATAACTACGGGCCGCTCTTTCTGGGAAAACTCTCCCGCGCCGTGGCCTCCGGCACTCCGCTGGCCTACTACGTGGAACCCCTCCGGGACACCACCGCCGACGAGCCCGACAGCGTAAAAATCAATCTCTTGATCGTGCCGCCTTCGGCCGCCCCCGGAGCCATGCTGGTACCCGTGATCAAAGAACCGCCTATCTATGTCGATGCGGACCTCTGCGACGAGACCGAGCCACCCATCCCGCACAAATACCACGAAAGCATCCTCCTGCCACTTTGCCGGTGGAACATCACCAGCAGCTCCTTCTTCTCGGATCAAGAACTCGTCCCGGCGCTGAAAGACGACTACGCCCGGGCCATGATGGCCTTGGGATTCTCAGACCCAAGGGTGCAGCCTCGCAATAAACAAACCCAAGCCCAACCGGCGGAGGCCTCGGCATGAATACGATCGAACTCTCCCGATTGATGGGTCGCCACCTGAGCTCCGGAGACGCTGGCAATCTCTCCGACGATGCTGCCCTGGATGTCCTCTCCGCGATCAACTCCGGGCTGGAGGATTTTTATCGACTAGCCCCGGCCAATCTCCGGACGACGGAATTCTCCTCCACCGTGCGGGCTCCGGAGGAAATCTCCCTTGTGTTCTCCGGCAAGTATTCCGGCCAAGTCGGGAGCCCCACCTTCGAATCGCGAAAAATTGGGTGTACTCTCCGGGCGGCCGGATCCGCGATCGACAATAAAATTTCGGGGCCCACCAGTGTCCTCAATGATCACCTGAGCGATACACTCACCACCACAGGCACCATCTATTCCGACGCCATCGCCGTGAATGCCCGCTTGTCGCAGATCGTCAGCGATGTCATGATCTACGGCGCAACCATCCCCCGAGGAGCCATCCTTGGCCGGCGCGAAAACCGCCGCCGACTTGATAGTCGGGATATGGAGTCTGGCAGCCTCCAATCCTTTGATTATCTCCGAGATCCCCAGGCTGTCGGGCGGCCAATCTCCTACGGGATTGAGTCTTTGGGATCTAACCAGGGTGGGGAAGCCTCGTTCTTGGTGCGTCTTAGTCCGATGCCGGATCTTGATTACATCGTGAGATTTTCCGCCGAGCTCTCCGGAGCGAAGACGATCACCTTTGCCATGCTCTCCGATGCGGTGGACATCCCCATCGCGGCCACCCACGCCAATAGCATCCTCCTGCCACTTTGCGAGGGCCACTTGACCGCAAGCCCATTTTGGGCCAATGCGCAGACCAAGAACCGCATCGAAGGCCGCTCCTCGGCGGCCGTTGATCGATTGCGGCTCCTGCCCAACGATTTCGCCGTGCCCGATAACTCAGTAGGAACGCCGAGGGGCTACTGACCATGAAGAAAAATCTAAAACCCCGCCCCGCCGAAGGCGCACACGGGCGCGAAGCGCCCCACTTCATACTTCATAATTCATCCTTCATAATTTTCTTCCCATGAGGATCAAACAAGCTGACCTCGCAGGATTCATCGAGGAGACCATCCTTTCAATCCGCACGGGCATGCAGGCCGCGCAGGCCGCCGGCATTGTTTTCGATGGCATGCCGAAGGAACTCAATATCAGCGTGGAAATCATCGACTCGGTGCAATCACTCAACAGCGTGACGGGAGTGGCCGCCACGAATGGAGACGCAGCCGCAACCGACACAGACGCCACCGTGCGGACCGGCACCCAAGACACCACCAACGCAGACGCAGCCGCAACCGACACAGACGCCACCGTGCGGACCGGCACCCAAGACACCACCAACGCAGACGCAGCCGCAACCGACACAGACGCCACCGTACGGACCGGCACCCAAGACACCACCAACACGGACGCGGCCGCAACCGACACAGACACCACCGTACGGACCGGCACCCAAGACACCACCAACACGGACGCGGCCGCAACCGACACAGACGCCACCGTGCGGACCGCCACCCAATCCACCGGCGAGTCCGGAAATGATACCGACCGCACCACAAATACCTGGGGAGAATATACCGACACCTAATGGCAACCTGGCTTATAAACGAAGTGCTGCGGACGAACACAAAAGGGGGAAACTCGTTGCAGACCACCAACGACACGACGACCACGACGAGCAATAAAGGGCCACGTGCAGGCACCTCGACCAATGCCACGACGGACAATTCTACCACGACGAGTAATAAAGGGGCGCGTTCGGGCACCTCGGCCAATGCCACGACGGACAATTCTACCACGACGAGTAATAAAGGGGCGCGTTCGGGCTCCTCGGCCAATGCCACGACGGACAATTCTACCACGACGAGCAATAAAGGGGCACGTTCGGGCACCTCGGCCAATGCCACGACGGACAATTCTACCACGACGAGCAATAAAGGGGCACGTGCAGGCACCTCGACCAATACCACGACCGTGACCGAAGACGCCGGAGCCCAAGTCTCCTTCGCGATCAAAATCAAAGACGGCCTCGACTACACCGAGGGCGTCGCCGCCATTTGCCCGGTCTAATGAGCATAAATACCGAAGAATTCCTCACGCAAAGGCCGCAAAGGTCGCAAAGGAAAGAAAAAGATTTACTGCTAAAAAAGAGGGACTGAATTAATGAAAACTCCGCTCCATCTCCGATCACCCTATGTTTTTTCCCCCTCCCTCCTTTGCGACCTTAGCGGCCTTTGCGTGAGGCTCTTCCTCAAAGATTTGCTTTCAATGACAGCGAAAAGCGGCTTTTATCGGCCAACGCTTAACCGGACCGCCGTTCTGGGTCCACACCAGCACCAGCAGCAATGAATATCATGAACGGAACGGGAATTGCATTTTACTACGGAGAATCCTCCGCGACCGATGACGAATCCATCGTCTCATCGACACTCAGGGTATCAGCGCCGGGCAATGAAGACGACATGAGTGTGCTTCCTGGTGGCGTGGCCCCGGCAGCCGGCACCGCCTACGAGGCCTACGCAGCGGGCATCTATTGGTCGATTGTCGCAGGGGAAACAACTTGGAGCCAAAGCGTTCGCGCCACCGAATCATGAGAAAGAATGTCCAATTTTTGGTCCTCCTCGCCTTTTTAGGAGCCCTTGGCCTCGCCTACGGAGCGATAAAAGATTTAATCTTCTACCAGGAGGGAAGCGACGGCCTGCCGAAGAAGGTGACCATCGGATCGAGCACAAATTCCTTCCTCGCAACGGGCGCCGACGGAACCATCCGCACAACTCCGCAATCGGGATTTTTTGCCACCAATGCGACGATCCCCTTGGCAAATGTGACCAATGGCCTAACCGCATGGACCGGCAACGCCGCGATTTCCTCCGTGGGGACACTCACGGTTGGAGCGGTGCCATGGTCCTTGGTGACTACCCCCCCGACGACGCTCTCCGGCTATGGGATCACCGACGCGGCGACCTTCGCGCAGGGAGCCCTTGCCGACTCCGCCACTCAGCCGGGAGACTTGGGAACTGCTTCCGCCGAGGATGTTGGGTATTTTGCCACTTCTGCCCAAGGGGCCTTGGCCGACTCCGCCCTCCAGCCAGACGGCGACGGCTCCGGCCTGACCAGCATGACCAAATCGCAAGTCGGCCTCAGCAACGTGGACAACACATCCGATGCGGCCAAGCCTGTCTCCACCTCAGGTCAGACCGCGCTGGATCTAAAGCTCGACTCCAGCCAAGCCAGCGCCTTCGGCCTAAGCCTATTGG